GGTGGACGGTATGAGCATTGCGTTAATGAATGCCGACAACGCTTGGAAAGTTTTAACAGACAACCTTGAACAAGAAGTTGCGTTAGACCAAGCCAAAATTAAACTTGCAGAACTTGAAGCCGCCGCCGCTAAAGCGTTTGGTTCAGGTAGGCAAGCCGACATTGACGCCTACGAACAAAAAGCCCTTGACTTTGTTACCGCTTTAGCGGCAATCTCGGGTGGTATAGACAACATTTCTTCTAAAGACATTTTGCTTCGATTCAAAACGCAAGGTCCAGCGGCCGCGCTTGAATTAGCTAATTATCTTGCTGCTGGCGCCGAATATGGCGGTTTGAGCGCAGTGGACGCTCTTAACCTTGCAGGCATTTCTACGTTGCCTCCGAAAGCCCTCGGCGGTCCAGTTATGGGCGGCACCACCTATCTTGTTGGTGAGCAGGGCGCAGAGTTATTCACACCGTCATCGTCTGGAAACATCACACCAAACCACGCTTTAGGCGGCGGTGCAACAATTACTGTCAATGTTAACGGCGGAGACCCTGACGCAGTTGTGCGAGCAATCCAAAAATATGCTCGACAGAACGGTGCAATCCCATTACAGACCACGACAAGCGCAAGGTTCTAAATGGCTATCACGACCGCTTTTACGATCACGATCGGCAACCTTGGCGCGTCTTACGACATCACGTCTGAGGTCATGTCGTTCAATGTGAACACGCAGGTTTCGTTGGCTGAGATCGGGATCAGTAAAGGCTCAATGCTTATCAAGAACTTCACTGGGTCTTTCACACCCGGTGGCGGTGGAACTTATGGGTCGGTTGACTGGTTTAATCAGGCCGTACTTATTAACGGCACTACAACGGTCGGCGGTGTGCCGACCAGTTTTAAACTGTTTCACGGGATCGTTGATCAGTTTGCGTTGGACGACAACGGGATTAACTCGTATGTCACTATTTCGTTTATTGACGCTTTGACTTCTGGCGGTCGCTCCGCAACAATAGGCACCGCCTTTGGTGTTGATACTGCTTCAGCAATTATTGAAGAATTTTATGAAAACTTGACATCTGCAAACCCTGCACAACTGCCTACCCTTGGCGGCACTAATACTGGTTACACAGTTACAACAAAATTGTTAACAAACGATTACGATGTTCAATGCACTACAACGGGCATTGGCAACAGTCTCAATTCGTCAATTTCACTTATTATTACCCCTGTCGGACCTGCAATGATTATTCCGACAACAATCACTTTAACTAACCCTGATTTTGGTTACGAACTTATTGATTACACAATGACTCGAAACGCCGCCAACAGGACAACTTTTCTTTTCAAAGATAAAACGGTTTCAGGGACACAACTGCCCATTGGTGAACTTGTTACTGGTTACGACGAAAACCAACTCACAAACTACGTCACATACACTTCGTCAGGTGGCGGCACCACACTAAGTAGTTTTAACGCGACGTCAACAACTAAATACGGGCAACGGTTTAGGTCTTACACACAAACGGGTTTTAATACAACTGCACAATTAACTACCTCAGTTAATTCGTGGATTAACCGTTTTGGTGAAATTACTTTTGCACCCGAGGAACTGTCGTTTAGTTCAAAAATGGTTGAGTCCGCAGCTGCTGACGCCGCCGAACCGTTCTGGAACAAGATCCTTGACATTGAATCGGTGATGTGGCAACCAGTCCAGTTGACCTATACGCCGACCGGGTGCGCTCAACAAACCAAAATATCGGTTATTGCTAGTCGGCGAATTTCGGCAACACCGTCTAACTGTCAGGTCACGCTGGGGTTGTTGCCCGCATACCAATATCAAAGTTTCATTTTGGACGACACCTATTTAGGTATTCTTGATTCAAGTCGAATTGCTTAAGGAGAAACATGGCTATTAACCCAAACACAGACTTCAGTAGTGGGTCTGTATATACAGCAGATCAGGCAAATCGTTTTCCTCGTGGGGTCATGGCTCGAAACACGGCGACGGCGTCAGACGCCACGATCACGGTTGAGGAAGTGCAGATCACTGGCTCGTCGTTTACCGCCGTTGCAAACCGTTACTATCGCATAACTTATTTTGAACCTTATTTATCGGGCACAAGTGCAAACACACTTTTTACAATGAGAATTAGACAAACCAACCTCACTGGCGCTATTCAAAATAGTTCAACGACGCTCAATACTGTCGCAAGTGTATTTTTTGGCACCTCTGGAATTTGTGAGGCAATATCAACATTTAGCGCCGGCACGGTGAATGTGGTTGGAACATTGGCAGCGACTGCTGGTACAGGTAATGCAAGTCGAAGTGCTACTTCATACGCCTTTCTTTTAGTGGAAGACATAGGTCCAGCATGATTACTTATATCGGTGGAGACACCCCCGAAGAACAGACCCTTATCTGCAGTTCGGTCATCAAATCACTCTTATATGAGTCAGACTGGACACAGATACCGAACAACCCGTTAACCCCTGAGTATTCGGCAAAGTGGGCCGTGTACCGCCAACAGTTGCGTGACTTCATGGGGACATGGACTCCGAGCAATGAAGCCGATCTACCAGACAAGCCTCTGCCATGAAAAGCCTGATTGTCGCCGCCGCCCTTATCATTGCGATGACTTTCGTAATCACCTCATGCAACGACCGCACTCGAAACACCTGCGAACAACAACCCACAGCGCCAAGATGTGACACCTCAACAGGAGCAACCACACCATGAAAAAACTAAGCAACTCCGAAATCAAAGCCCGACTCATCTTTATTGTCGGCATCACCTTGTCGTTCGTGTTTGGCATTTCCATGCTAGGAATTTTGTACGGAGTGCTTTTTGTCGTACAACCGCTTGAACCATCACCCACCGACAGTTCTTTTATTGACGGTATTTTGGCGCCAGCATTTATGGCACTTTTAGGTTTGCTTGGTGGAGTATTGGCAAGCAACGGGCTCAAAGACAAGGGAGAAAAACAAGATGACTAGCAGACCGTACACAGGCAACAAAGATGGCAACCACCCTACAGAACGACCCGGTACGAAAAGGTTTGTCGAATTCATGGAATACCTTTTTGGCATGAAATCGTTGGGCATCTACGCCAACCGACCAATGCGCGGATCAGCCAACCTCAGTGTTCATGCAACGTGGAGGGCCGTAGACCTCAAAGGCAAAGGCACGCCCAAACAGAACGCGGACGCCCGTAAAGCCATGGTCGACTTCCTGTTTACTCACCGCGACATTTTGGGCATAGAAGAAATTCATTGCTATGACGGCGTAGGTTGCCCGATCCCGAACCTCACCAAATATGGCGGTGGTTACCGATGCGACCGCGACGCTTGGAAAGCTTGGACGCCACAAAAGAACGCTGGCACACCCGGTGGGGACTGGACTCACGTTGAATTGGCACCACATATGGCGGATAGTAAAACCGCTATAGAAAAGGCTTTCACCCAAATCTTTGCGTAGTGCCTTGACATTCGGCTTGGGAGTCGGTCAAATGACTGGCAACCAAGTGCGTCCGCCGATAGGTGGACCCCGACCGCAGGAGGAAAGCAATGCAACCATCCCTTTTTGACGTTCTCGATGTCCCAGCCGAGAAACTCAAATACGAAGCCTTCAAAGAGGCAAACCCGTGGGTCATTGAACGACTCACCAAAATGTGTTACGCCCTGTATAACAACGGCCACAATCACTACGGCATCGGCGCACTCGTAGAAGTTCTACGGTTTCAGCACTCAACCACTTATGACCCCAACAGTGAATTTAAGTTTAACAACAATTACCGCGCCTATTTGGCCCGAGAGATCATGCAAAACAACCCGATGCTGGACGGCTTTTTCAGCACCCGCAAATCAGCTGCGGACCTATCAGAGGACTACTAAATGAATCTTAAACGACTAGCAATAATCAGCATTACAACCTACGCCCTGTGTGCTTTATGGGCAATCACTGGCGTCCAAGGCAACACAGAGCCCCTTCAGACTCTCCCTGTGCCCTCAACGGTCACGCTTGGGATGTTGACACCCCAACAACTAGAGGACCGCGCTGAGGCGCTTACAGAAACAACGACCACCACGGCGGCCACTACCACAACAACAACCCAACCGTCAACGACCGTGGTATCCGTACCGTCCGAAATTAAGTGTCAAGAATGGTTCCCGACCGCAATTTCTGTCGGCTGGC